TGGATTTGAGTTGCTGAAATTCGCTTTCTTTCTCTGAAATCTTTTTCTCATAAGATTCAGTAATCTCTTTCTCTCTTTTGAGATATTCCTCTTTAGAGGAGGAGTAGGACGGGAGAACGAGAAAGGTGATCGCCGCACCAGCGGCAAAAACCATAACATATCTACCTGCTTGAGTATTTAAAAGTTTGGCAATCATTCTTGTCCTGCCTCGTTCATCATATCTTTAAGAGCGGCTTTGCTGAGTTCCATTTGAGTTTCAAGGTTGTAATCGCGAGGTGCGACAACGATACCACCAAGAGTTACCATTAGAGATGCAACGGAGATCGCGTTGCCAATAGCTACGCGGTGAACTTTAGCAGGTTCAACGATGCCGGCTTTAAATGGATTCATAAAATCATGTCTCTCTGCATCAAAGATAACGCGAGGAACACCATCGCTGCCGATGGATGATCTGATTGTCTCTTTGATGTCTGTTGTTCTATCGTCTTCGCCGCAGTTAAACAACAACACTTCAAATGGTCTTTCAAGTGCGATAGCGAGTATGTGCCACGCAGGATCTAAACCTGCGACAGCGCGAATACGCTGAGATAATGCTAGGTGAGTAGCTGCACCACCTGCAACGATACCCTCTGCGACGGCCGATCTGACTGCCTCAACCGCGTCTTGCACGCGATCTCTTCTTTCTCTAACTTCAGCATCCGTCATGCCGCCAACCCACACAGTAGAGATACCGCCAGTAAGCTTAGCGATAGCAGCTCTAAGATGTGCGCGATCATGCTCAGAATGAGCAGATGCCATTACCGCTTTAAGCTCGGCGACGCGCGTGTCGATAAGATCAGCATCGGATTCGCTCTGAACGAATGTCTCGTACGTGTTGATCTTAGCTGATGTGAATGATCCAAAATCTTCGCCAGTAAAACTGGGTGCACTTGCCGGATCCATGACTGTAGCGCCGGTGTAAGCAGCCATATCCTGCAAGAACATGGTCTTTGAGTTGGCCAGGGTAGATTTAGGCACTTTAACGGGGAGGACGGTAACTCCACCCTTGGAAGTCTTCAGAAACTTCTCAATCACAGGATCCGCAAACCCATGCGCCATCACCAAAATAGGCTTTCCAAAGTATGCCTCATCGGATTCAAAGGCTGCCTGAATAGCGGCAGGAAGAACGAGGTCGTTTAGCGTGCCGTCGAACAGAACAACTAATCCAGCATCCATGCGAACTTGCTGGTTGGCGCGATCATTGATAAACGCAGATCCAATAGCGCCGATATCTCGCAGACCAGAGGTGACGATATAACCGTCTACCGTTTCAACTCTCATTCCTCCGCCTTGATCTTCTTGGATCAAGATGTGACCATCTTCGCCAGCGGCCATGAAAGCTTTAACAACTACGTTAGCAACATCTTCGTCCCCGTTAGCTGAGATGAGCGCGACCCTTTTAAGATCCTCATCAGATTTAACTTCCTGCGCAACCTCTTTGAGGTACGGAAGGACTACGGTTTCATAGCACTTACGGATCTGATTTACCAATCTTTGCGGGTTGTATCGTTTGTTGTTTGCCATGAAATCTGAGCCAACTTTAACGAGCGCGTCCGCTAGTACGATAGCCGTGGTGGTTCCGTCGCCTGCGTCGCGAGCCGTATTAAGGGAGATCTCCTTGCATGTGTCGAGCACAGTATTTGCAGCGGCGTTGGGAAGACCTAACGACTTAATTACCGTGACACCGTCTTTGGTCAAGAGTGGCGGCATACCTTCGCGCTCGATTAGAGTTACTGCGCCACCTGGGCCAAGGGTTCGACCAGCAACAGCAGCCATCCTAGAAAGAGTAGAGGTAACGATCTCTCTAAGTTCTTGAGGATTATCGACGATATCTTTAGTCTTAGACTTAACGTACATCATGCCAAAGCACCCTTCTTGCGATGATCTTCGATTACCTTTTTATACTGGGAGATTTTTCTCTGATCTGTCTCAAAACCAGTCAACGAATGCCCTAGTTTCAAGCAGGCTTTTAGAGAAGCTGAATTGCCCATAAAAGGATCGAACACAGAACTGCCAGGAAGACAGGAAGCCATCCTTAAAAGGAGTTCAGCTAGATCGTCGGAATATGCTTCATCTAGAGATCCTGTTTCAACCAGCCATGTATTGCCGATGCAGGGAGCTGAATCTTCGAGCATCAGATACTTTTTAACCGGCTGACGATCGATCTTCCAGACGTCGCCGTTACAGAAGAATAGCACGTACTCGTGAGAGTTAACGAGCATATTTTCAGCTCTTTTGCCTGGCAACCAGGTCTTCTCGATAACGATGTTGTCGACGTGGTTAAAGCCCGCGTCCATCATGGTCTTCGCAACTTCGAACGGTCTAAATTTAGCTTCAGTGGGAGCGTAACACACTAAAAACACAAGACCATTCTGAGCCATGGATGATTTAAGTTTTTCAGCGAAGTTCTTCATAAACGTCTCTGAGTAGCCGTCGCGCTTGCGAATTGGAACGCGCGTGATGCACACCTCAACATTTTGAGGCCACACAGCGTCGCGATCAAAGAGCTCGTTTTGGTTTATCTTTACGGAAGTGCCGAAAACTGAATGTAGATTGTTTGGCATAGTTTCTCTCCAGCTTATATGGTTTATACCAGAGAGGACCCAGAAGAACCAAATCCACCAGCGCCGCGAGACGTATTCTCATCTAGTTGATCTACCATCTCAAGCTCATAATCGCTAGAGTAAGGATGCAGAATCATTTGGGCAATCTTTTGGCCTTTTTTAAAGTGCAGAACTTCTCCGGCGAGAAGAATATTGCGCTGAAAACCATCGACCCAGGTAGTGTGGGGCGTGTGGTTGAGATTCGTCATCACGACGTGGATGATTCCGCGATACCCCTCGTCGATTATCCCGGCATAAACTAGAAGTCCTTTTGATCCATTGCCGGACTTAGAAGTAATCTCGGCGTATGTTGACTCTGGCAGTTGAAGTCTGACATTGATAGCGTGCTTTGCGATCTGCCCCGGATGGATGGAGAAATCGTGCGTAGCGAATAAATCAAATCCTGCGTCGGATTTGTGGGCTTTAACTGGCATCTGGCCGTTTTCTTCTAGTTTAACTTTAACGGTTTTGCTCATATTAAACTCCTTTTTAAATTAAAAGGCCTTTTCTCAACTTGCCGAGGTTGCTCCGCGGTAACGAAGAGTCACGTTCTTACCTTGGAGACCTGGATATACAGAATGTTTTAAAAGCCTACGTGACACAGTAGCTTTTTCACTGTACTTTCCCTAACAGGTCAGGGCACACCATCCACACGATTATTCAGGAAGCGGCGGTGCCAACGCTCCCGCCCTTTGGGGCAGGCGTTATTGTACCTTCACGTTGTGCGTGATTAGTTGATCAGTTATATAATTAAAAAGATTTAGTTTTTCAGTGTAAGGAACGCGGATTAAAAGTATTCCCATTTCTTCACAAATACCATCTTTAAATCTATCGCGTTCTTGTGTCTTTTTAAGACCCTTTGCACCACCCCAATAAGAAACAGGCATAAAATGCTGTTCGCCGTCATATTCAAAAGCTATTTTAAGCTCTTCACAATAACCATCTAATTCAAATCGTTTATTTTTTAATTTAAACCTACGTTTTGGAAAACTTTTACCGGTTATTTTTTCTATGATAGATCTAACTTCTTTTTCAGTTTTAGAAGTTTTACAATGTGGGCACCATCTACCTCTCTGAACATTATTGTAAGTTGCATTCCAACTTTCATTGCATAAATTACAAAGCCATGTTAACTTATTAAATGCTGTAACATATTCTGTAGATAAACACTCTCCGCCCTTAGAACGAGCTAAATTGCGAGCATTTTCTATTGTATTTCTTTTATCTTTGCCATTTTTAACGTTTGCACAAACTAAACACCAAGTTTTATTAACTGCAATACTGGCATACGATGCAGACCAGGTGTGGTTTTCATTACATTTCCAAATATATTTAGTATCTGAATTAACGTATTCTGTAGACAAACAATAACCATTATTAATGGTTGCAATATCGTGACAGTGCTGAATAGTAAATCTTTGTAGATCGTGCGCTCTTTTGGTTCCGCATTTTGGGCACCAATTACCTTGATTTACGCTTTGCCAGCTTGCAGACCAAATATGACCCTCCGAGCATTGCCACCTAAGCTTGGAGGTGTTATTTACATAAGTAGTAGAAAGACATTTTCCATTTCTAGTCTCAGCTAAATTCTTTAATTTAGTTAAATTAACTGATGGTCTAAAACATTCTTTACACCAACTTCCCATTCTGATCTTGTTAGAAGATGTTTTCCAAACATGCCCAGACGAACATTTCCATAAAAGCGGAGTATTGGCATTCACATATATAGTAGACAGGCATTCTCCGCCTCGATCTTCTGCCCACTTTTTACATTGTTCTATAGTCCTATTCATAGTATTCATTATACAGCGAATAGAGGCTTAATTTTTATTAGACACTAATATTTTTACGTTATGTGTGATCTCTTTGTAGTACGAGATGCGCATCTTAGAATGACGGGACAAAAGACTGCTACCAAGTGGTTGATAATCGAGCACTATACATTTGTCTTTGGTTTCTGTCTTTCTAAGTCCTCTTCCCACTGCTTGTAGGACAGCAGACTTGCTCGCCGTAAAGTTAGCAAGAAGCAGAACCTCAACGCTTCTGGTGTCGACTCCCTCACCGACAAGGCCGTCAGTCGCGACGAGTCCACGAATTTTGCCGTCATTGAATTCATCAATCAGCTTCTCAGAACCTTTATCTCTTCCGTTGGCGAAAGCGATTCCAATAGCTGATGATATCATGTCGCCATGCTCTATCTGATCGACAAGGATCAAAGTATTTTTGTTAGCAGAAATAAACGCTTTTGCGTCTGAAATTATGCGATCGTTCATCTCTTTTGAATTTAAAACGTGAGCTCTGTAGGCTTTTAATTTATCGTCTTTAAAGTCATAACCAGTTGTATTTACTGATCTAACAATAAAATATGGCTGCGATAACCAACCGTTAGACACACCCCACGCAACGTCGCGCTCTACTAGAATATCACCGCACGATGCATGGATAAACAGATCTTTTCCGTCTGATCTAAAGGCGGTCGCCGTGAGGCCGTAAATTCGGCCCACGGCTCCTAGTCCTTCGGCAATAGCGTAGAAGGTATTTGCGGGTGTGTGGTGGGTCTCGTCGAAGATTACGACCCCAAGCTCGAGCTTCTTGAGGTCTTCTATTCGGTTTGATACTGAGGCGGCTATGCCTACGGTGACTGCAGAAGGTTTATACTTGCCATCTCCGACAAACCCAACTTTACCAGGTCCAAAGGAGTTTGAAAGCTCCTTATAAAACTGGTAAGCAATAGATTTGCTAGGACAAACGACGAGAGTTTTGCGCTTTAGTTGACGTATGAGATATATAGCAGTTTTTGATTTACCGAGTCCAGTCGCTAAGTTAATGATTCCGCGATAGTTTTTAGCGGCAATTTCTACTGCTTCTTCTTGATACGGTCTAAGCGTAAAAGAGCTGGAGGAAGAAGCCCAAGGTAGGGCGATAGTAGGACCGGTATCTTTGCGGTGATCCGTAACATTATCAACTAGAGAAGTTACTAAAGAAGCAAAACCCGACGGAACGATTAGAGATTGTCCGTCTTTTGAGCAGAGTGTGCCTTCAGATTCCGCCTCTAACTGCTTTAGAAGCGGCGAGTTAGCTTGAAACGGATTCTTGCGCATCCTGCGGATCTGGTACTGTTTTGACTTATCCACGTACGAAAGTTGGCGTTTTATTTCCGATTCGATCGATGGATCGATATGATCGATGCGGATAATATCATTATAGATGTGAGCAACCATTTTCATATTGATTTTCGTATAATTTGATAAACCCATACGTGTTGGAAGGGATTTTACATGAACAGAGATATTTCTGAAATCAATAAGTTTATTGAAGAGAAA